GAGAGAAACAGGAGGTAGAGCGGGTTGGGCCCCCATGGGGTCCATAAACATCTGTAAAAACGTCGGGTACCTAGGCTCAACAGTTAGTACTGGGACCAAGCCTTGCGACTTAGCCTTACCAGTACCACCCTTGGTGAGATTAGTTCCCTGGTTACCCACAGTTGTTTTCGACGTACCCTGCGGGACGACGCCCGTTGTCTGGATCTTCTGCAACTTCCTTTGTGCGTTTTTCTTTGCCATGTTGTCGCCTCGACCAACACACACACCAAAATCCGAACTTACCAGCTGGAGAAACTATTTCAACCGCACACTCACCAGCACGATCCGCAGAAGGGTCGATGGTCAATGACGGTCGCTTTCGCTCAGCCAGCTTCGCCCGCTGTACCTCTTGGTTGGATAAAAAAAGAAAACCTCCCAATTAGCACAAGAATTCAGCGTCAGCCAAATCCGTCTCAGAGAAACGGTATGTCTTCCAAACGTTCAGTAGATTCTGTTCAAAGTCAAGGGGTATGGATGAATTTAAAGAGCCGTCACTCTCTAAATACCCACTCTCTGTGCCAGTGTGGATGTGCAGGATAGCTGCCTCACTCAGAAAGTTAGGAGCCAGCTGCCTACTCACCAATCCCTCAACTAACAAATGCCTAGCATAACCAGTGGCAACGCGATAGATATCATCGTTGTAGAAATGCAAACACCTGATTGCGCAAGCCCTCTCAAAAGACGAATCCCTCGATTTGAACTTAAAACGCATTGAATCAAAACCTTTCTGTGGCTCAGATGGGACATATACACGGGTTCCGGACCTGGGACATATACCGAAGCTACCTCCGAGAAAAACGAGACTTTGCCGCTCGGCACCCCTTTTGATCACAACGTCGTGTAACTTGAACCCCCAAGCTGCATACCAATCACGAAGACCTTCTGCAGTTATGAGGTGGTCAACTTCGTCGGACCAAGCAATGAGGTTGTCGTCGCCATACAGTTTAAATTCCACCCGCCTACCTATTTCACCCTTCAACCCAATGGAGACAAGCCAACTTGTGATCACTATGATATGACCCAAGGTATTGTCGGGTGTCGTTCCAACCCAGCCACTAGGCATGCCCGTCTCTTTCGCAACAAAGTTGGTACTCGATCCACAAGGCACGGCAATCAAGGAATTTATGACGTCCGTGTACAAGTTTGGTAGCAACCGACTAGCGGCCGCCAACTCACTTGTTCCGACCAAATCACACACTCCTATCCGCAAGAGCTGAACGAAACGGAATAGTAACGGGCAAAACTTCCGGTCCCATTTCTCGGCGTCAACCGAGGCGCCATTTGAGCGAGGCCAGGCTGGGTTGTCAAACATGACAGTCCACAACCGGTCCCACCCACCGTGAAATGGTGTAACCCCAACACAAGACCCAAACCCAGGCTTTTCAACACAAGTGTAAAACACCTTGTTAAAGTCCCCGCAAATCTGGTTTCCCACAATGCTAAGGTCAAAAGGTGCCCCACAAATGCTCCTAAT